TCGCACCTCTAATCGCTCGTCTAAAAGACCTTGTGCAAGTAAATACTCTTCTGTTTTTAAAACCTCATATCGCACACCAGTTTCTAGTCTGTCTTCTACAATTTTTTCGTAGTCTTCAAACCTAGAAACCATATCTTGCATTTGGTCTTCTATTTCGTCTTGTAAAGAAAGCTCTACTTTTTTGTCACTAAATAGTTTAGTAAATACTTTGTTTTCGGTAGGCATACTCTTAATTGTTTCTTATATAACGTATGTTTAAAAAAATTTGCATTTTTAACTAGAAGTTCTATTGATCGAGCCTATGCCTTGTGCGTACATAGAGCCGTTGCAGCACTCCCTACTGTATGTGTTAGTGTCCCAGCATAGACAAGCTCGCTTGCTGTTTGTAGGTGTAGTAGCTCTTCTTGTGTCTGTGTGTTTTTTCATTTGTCTATTTCTTTAAGTCTGCCTCTACAATAGAGTACTTGACTTCTAGTAGTTTTAGCCCAGCCTCAATTTCGCTAGACAAGTCTTCTTCTATAGGTTCTAATGGTCGCTCTGCTTTTTCTGCGAAGAAACCCTCTATCGAGAAACCCTTTATCCTCTGTTCTTTTACAAATTCTTGCCATATTTTGTCGTTTGTTACTTTTATAGCTCCGACCCACGTACCTAGTGGTAAGTCCATACCGTAACTGTTTGACTTGTCGTTTTCTTTGTCGTCTATGATCCAAGACTCGACTAGCGTAAGACCGTCAATGTCTTTTATGTGCTCATAGGTAGCGTTACTTTGGTAACCTCTCATTAAGTAAAGTTGGCTCGCCTTACGTACTGTCTCTTTACTAAAGTGTATGTAGTACTCTTCGTCGCCGTCCTTTCGGTATATCATTTTATTAGGCACTAGTAACGCACCTACAAGTAATTTTTTCTCGTCGTCTACAGACTTAAACTTGTACTCCTTTTTGTCGTTTAGGGCTACAAAGTTTTCTTCGATTGCTGGGTACTCTACTACGCTTATAGCATCAATACCACTTTGCTCGTCTGTCTCGTCTATTATTAGTTCTACTATTTTCATCTTATTTATATAACGTAGTTTTTATTTTTTTTGCCTATCCTAGACTTGCACCTTGTATAGTTTTTCTCTCTAGCTCTTGTGCAGTGCTTACGTCGCCAGATACTACATACGCCCTTTGTGGTTTCTTAGTTTGCTCTGCGATAGCGTCTGCAATTTGATTTGTACCAGTAGCACCTACTATGTTAAAGGCTGGAGCTGCGACTGCTGGTGTAGCTGCACTGCCTCCACCTTTTACGCCCTCTGGTTTTTTTACGGCTGTAATTTGTTTTACAGTTGCCATTCCACTTGCTAAAATACCAGCAGCACTAGCTACTTTAGCTATAGTACCAAACGGCTCTGGGAGTGTAGTTTTATTAGCAAACACCTCTGTAACACCTTGAAACGTATTTATTGTAGCTTGTGCAATAGCTGCTGCTTTACCAGCTTTGCTATTCTCGCCTAGTATCTGTGACAGTGCACCAAAAGTTTCGCCTACTACTTTTAGTTTTTGTTGCTGTATAGTTTTTTCTCTAGCCTCGTCTTCTGCTGCAGCCTCGTCTTTTAAACCTTGTGACTTGTTGTCATAAAATTTGTCAACCTCTGCTAGTGCCATATTCTTTTGAGCTTGCAGTGCACTACTTTGGTTTATTTCGTCTATGTATCTTTGACGCTCACGTTCTAATAGTATCTGCTGGGCTGCCTCACTGTCGCCTAAGTTTTTCTCAAAGAAACTAGATCGTATTTCGCCTACCTTTTTAGTGCCATCACGTCTTAGGTCTAACTCTTTTTGTAGTCTGTCTTGTAAAGCGTCTAGTTCTTTTTGATAAGCGTCTTGTTGGTCTTTAAGTCTCTGGTCTGCTGCTGCCTTGTCTTCTTTGTTTACTTGTAACTGGTAGCCAGATCGCATATTTTTTAACTTAGTAAGCTGTTTCTCTGTTTCTGCAATACCCTCGTTGCCCTCTTTTTCTATTTTCTCTGGGTCTATAATTAAGTCGCCTAAGAAGTCTTGAAAGCCCTCTCGCAAGTTTGACTCCATACCAAACAGACTTGCCACTTGATCTATACCCTCTAGTAAGGCTAGTATAGGTAGAGTAACCATTATGATTAAACCGTCTAGTATAGCTCGGTTTTTCTGGGCTGTTTCTACTTGTGTTTTTTGTATGTCTTTTTGTGTCGCTAGTTGAGCCTCTAGAGCAGCTATAGTTTCGTCTGTCTGCTTCATTTTAAGCTCTAGTATTTCTCGCTCTGTCTTGCCTTGTAGTTTTAAAATGTTTTCTGTCTCACTAGTACGGTCAAAGTTTTTCTGTGACAGTTCGGCTGCACGCTCTTGATCCTTTAGTAGTTTCTTTTGCTCGCCAGCTACACCAGAAATAGCCTCTTGTATCTTAGACCAGTTTGCAGCAATAACAGCAACCGCCACTACAATAGCACCAATACCAGACGCTAGCATAGCAGCTTTTAAGCCTTTAAAACTTTTAGTCAAACCACCAACCGCTTTTACACCACCTAGTAACTGGTCTTTAAAATTTAAGTAAGTAGAAGCTGCGTCGCCAGTCACAGCGTCAATAGCCTTTACTCCGTCGTAGTTTCTATCTAGTTCTTCGTTAAATTGTTTTATACCTTTGGTAACTTTCGTAAGCTCCGACTGTGCTTTGCCAGTCTTTACTTCTACTTCTACACCAATTTTCTCTACTGCCATAGCTTATTTGTTTATCCAGCTTACCTCGTTTTTAGCTTGTTTAAGAGTGTCTTTTATAGTCGTAGGTAGTTTGTGCTTACCTTGTGCTATACGTATGTTCTCCGTTTCTCCGTTTGCGTTTTTTAGTAAGTCTATAATTACGTTTAACATTTATACTTCGTTTAATAGTTCTAGTTCACTTTTGCCAGTCATAAAGTCTGTAGTGATGCTGTTTATTTTATATCTCTTGCCGTTTACTATAAAAGTGTCTGCTAGTGTGTAATTAAGCAAAACCTTTAGAGGCAAGTATGCTGTAAGTTTGGTAATTCTTCTACGCTCGTTAAAAGTGTCTACAATATAGTTTCTATAGTAAGTGTAAAACAAACTATTCTCTACAGCCTCGCCAGAAAACTCGTCTATTTCTTCGCCAAAGTTTATACTGTATTTAGTATTGCCAGGTAATACGTTACAAGGTCTGTTGTATGTTAAGAGACCAGCCGCAGTGCCGTTGCTTAATCCGTCTTGAAAACTAAGTCTGTCTGTATGTACATATACATTCTCATTAATAAAAATTAGAGGCTCTATGTTTGTAGGGTTTTGATCTTTGTCTGTACAGTAGCCATATTGAAACGGCGTTTGTGATCCACCGTCAATGTCATTAAGTCGCTCGTATAGCATTTTGCCAAACGGTACGTCGACTACATACTTATTGCCTCTGTTTGTGGTTTGCACGTCTTGACTTACAGCAGTAGTGTTTTCTTGATTGCCAAACTGGTAGTTAAAAATTTCTTTGTGATTAATTGCTAGAAATGTTTTTGGGTCTGGAAACCTATACGCTATTTCTTGATATGGTATTGCAAAGTCTACACTGCTTTCTTTTGAGTCTACAAACTCTGTTATGTCGTACTCTGTAGAAGTTTCATAAAATTCGTCTAGCGTTTGTACTTTAATTTTGCCGTCGTCTTGTACATAGGCTGTGAGGTTGAACATTTTAAAAAGACCAGTTAGAAAGTCTACTACTTTTAAGTCTGGTATTTGATCCGATATTACTATATTGCTTACAGCTCCATTTGGCTCTATGTCTGTACCAGTAACCGTAGTAACTTGCTCCAGTGGATACGGAAATTGACTATAGTCTCTTTGAGCATATGTAATAGTGGGTATAAAAGTTATGCTAGGGTCTTCACTAGTAACTCTGCAGCGTAATTTAACTAACTGCCCATTTGAAGTAGTGCCAGAAAACCAGCCAGCACCAATACCGTTTGTGCCAGTTACATTTGTTTTACTTTGTACGACTACTGGCGTACTGCTTACTTCTTCTATAAAAATACTATATGTAGAGCTACTTGTAATTGAAAACGAAATAGCATACGAAAAACCAGTATCATTCCGTGTACTTATTTTTGTAGACCTAAAAGTCCATATACCATTTTCTACTCTAGAGTAAGGTGGGTATAGACTAGATGACCCAGTGCTTTCTGGATTCCACTCGTTTGGGTTTGCGTTTGTAAAGTCTACGTCTGTTATTGGCATATTGACCTCTGCAGTACCAGTGACATTTAAACCTATATTTCCTTTAGTTCTAGATAGCCATAAGTAAAGGTTGTCGTATATGTCATTTACGCTAGTGTTAAAAAAGTCGTCGCTAGCAGTTTTAGAAAACTCTAAGTCTACTTGACTTTCTATAGCCTCTATAATTTTTGAGACTTTAAGAGCTGGTTTAAGCATTGACTTTTTAACTCCGTGATTGTGCGACCCACTACCACTACCACTTGTGTCGTAATGTAAATTATTGTCGCCAGAGTTATGGCTAGTGCCATTGTAAAAAAGTCTGTTACTACCAAAGGTTTCTGCGTCTGCACCGTTTACAATTAAAGGGTAGCGTATTGCTCCTAACGCGATGGTTGCCTTTAGACCTTGCACTACATTCGAAACACTATACTCGTGATCGTAAGTAGTAATACTTTGAAATATGTCTTGTAATGTCTTTGCCTTTAGAGCGTTTTTTATTTTAATTGTCTCGCCAAAAAAAGTAACCTTGTAAGCATACGGTTTATTTTCTTTCATAGAAACGCCGTCTAGTGCTATAAAGCCTTTTTTAAATAGTCTATTGTTTAGCTTTATTTCTGCTGGCAAAGTGTCGTTTGCTAAAAACGTAGGTGTGTTAACTGTGTTTGTTAAATTAATGTCGTAGTAGTGCTTAAAGAGCTTGTTATTATGTTTGCTAGCTGGCAAGTTAAAGCTACGGCTAAAGTCTGTAAATATCGAGCCTATGTCTTTGACGTTTTGTATAGTCTGTGTAAGCTGTACGCTCTCGTCTTTAAACATTTCGGCTTGCGTGCCGTCAATAAATAACTCTAAGGTCTGCACTATCTTATATTGTTTATTTTGTCAAACGCATAGTCAAACTCTACACCGTATTGTATAAGCTGGTCGTTAAGGCTTGTTTTAAATTGTAGACTTGACGTTTTAGGGATCACTGGTAATGTCTGGCTGTTTTCTAATATCCAGCACTGCTCTGTCTGTAGTAGCTGCTCTACAACGCTGTTAAGGTCTTCTTTTATATAGTCGGTGTTTAGTACAAAACTTTCTTTTGCCATACTGTTGTATGTTTGTCTTGCGTGCTTAGAAACTGTATAAACCCCAGTAGAGCTTAACTGGTTTGCCTTGTAGTCTTCTTTGGTTACATTCATTGTGTCTGTACGTTTCATAGTAAACCACATATCCTGGAAAGCTCCAAACTTGTTTACAAACGTGACTTTAAAAGCAGTGTACTTTGGTACGCAAAAACGGTTTATAGTAAATACGTCGCTGCCTATTGTTTTAGTTTGCTGTGTCGCTGTGACTGTATTGTAAGAGAAACCAGTACTAGAGAATGTAGGTATTTTGCCAGCAGTATTGTCTGGCAAGTAAACTTGTAAATTACTTTGAGCCTTTGGTGTACCAGTGACTACTACGTTAGATCCCTCTTCGTAATACGTATAACCGTCTACTCCATAAAAACTTGTTGTAACTGCAGACCCTACTGTTGAGCCTCCACCGTCTACAGCACTATAGTAAGTGACCGTAAAGTCTACGTCTATTGAGTAGCTAGAGTATGCACCAGAAAACGCTGGTGTAAGGTAGTCTCTACACAGCTCGCTAATTTCAAAAAAGCCGTCGTTATTGCTGTCTAGGTTTATAGTGAGTGTGTACCTATCTGTACCCTCAATGTTTAATACGCCCACTGCACTAAGAGCACCACTTCGGCTAGCTATTATAGTAATAGGGCTACGTAAATATCTTTTATCTGCCATTTTTAATAGTTATGTTTGGTACGGCTTTTAGATCGTGAGAAATTATGTCTGTACCGTCTTTAGTAAAAGCCTCGCCTAGTTTCTTGTAAGTAGGGTTTTTGTAAGCTACTTGTGCGTCTCTAAAAAAGTAACTGGCTTTTATACCAGTATACCATATTGACCTAGATATTAAATACACTAAAGACTTTCTAGGTATAAACCTACCTTTGTCGTCTCTTACTTCAAACGTACCTCTTTGTAGTACCCATTCATTAATACTTTTACGCAAACCTTTTTTGCCACGTCCACTGCCAAACTGGTAAGGACTATTAGGTGCTTTGTTGTATCTAACCTTTGAGCCTTTAGGCATAGCTTGTGGGTCGTTACCTTGCACCCCTAAGTCTACAAACTTACCATAGTCTTCGCCGTAGAAAACTATTCTGGGTTGGTCTGTCTTCTGCTGTGTTACTTTATAGTGTAGGCTATTAGACAGCTTGCCAGTATTGTCTTTGTCTTTTGTCGTTAAGTTTCTTTGAGCTTTTTCTACTACTTTATGTCCGTAGTTTTCTAGCTCTTTAATTATATTATTTAGCATTTGTAAATATCATTATGTACGCTCACTGTAAACGTAAAAGCCCAGCCAGCAAGTTGACCCTCGAAACGGTCAAAAAAGACTTCGCAAGTAACGTCGCCGTCCATTTGAAAACCGTCTTGATGTATAGTACCATTCATAAACTTCTGGGTCATTCTGTTACCTACTGCTAGCATAGTATTAAGTATCTGGTGCTCGCTGTCGTTTTTCTCAAATATGTCTGTTACTTCGCTTTTATATATGTCTACACTGTCCATACATAAGACCGTAAAGTTCATATCTACTGTTTGATCCGTGAGCGTAGCTCCATTGATTAAAATGTGTGCTAAAGGAAATATGGTTTGCTTAGACAAGTCTACTTCGCTTAGATCGCCGTAGGTTACCGTATTGATGTCTGGGTCGTCTAGTAGTGTGTTTTTAATTTTGTCTAATACTAGATAAAAAGCTCTTGCACCTATATTGCTCATTTGTTAAATTTATTTTTGTAGTGTAATGTCTCTACTTCGTCTTTTTCTTTTTCGTACATTAAAAATGTTAAACAGTAGTGTAGGTTTTGCTTTGTCACTTTGTCCAGGTTTAATACGTTGCCTTTTGCTAGTTTGTGTATCGATGTGTACCACCCCCACTTTTTGTTAAAGTTTGTGTTTGCATCGAAGCCTCCGTCTGTAGGCTCGGCACTTGTCCAGAGTCCAGAGTAAGATTCAGCAAGTCGGTCTCTAAATTGTAAAAAAAAACAATAGCAGAAACGGCTACACTAGCTGGCATATCGAGCATAGCGTCGTACCAGTTGTCGCCTCTATACTCTTCTATTTCGTATTTCTTTTTATACTTCTTTACTATAGGTCTGTATAAGACTGCCATAGCTTTATGCATATTGTCCCAGTCTGTTATATTATTCTCTATGTCTACAAACTCGCCAAACGTAAGGTCGTTAAGCTCTGGTACAAAACCAAACTCTGTTGATCCTAGTTTAAATCTATTTATAAGACTAGGTTTTTCTGCTAGAGCCTCGTTTATTTTACTTACGACTCTGTTTATGTCGCCTACTTTAAACTTTATAGCCTCACTGTAAGGCACTCCACAAAATATTTCTAGCATTTTTAAGGCTGCGTAGTCTTCTGTGTAGTCGTCTGCATTTTCAAAAGTCTTAATAAACTTCTGGTAGTGTTTGAGTGGTATATCGTGTAAAGACGTGGGCACTAGCAAATCTAGTTTCATAATGTACGTTTTATATATAACGTAAGTTTCTAAAATTTAACTAATAAAAAAACCACCCTATTTCTAGAGTGGTCTTATAATAACCATAATGAAAAAATCTACTCTACTCTAATTCTTTAAAGTAGTCTTTTAGAGCACCGTTGTCTAGCATATAGTCTTTACTAAACAGAAAGTCAAAGTACTCTTTTTTGTCGACCCACGTATTGGAGTCTGGTTTTTTATATAGTCTCATTTTTATTGTTTATGTCTGCAATATAGTAAAAATGTTAATAACTACAAAATTTGTTTAAAATGGGTGCTCGTTTATTGTACCGTCTGCGTGTATGTATAAGCCTTCTGCTAAATAAACAGCACCGAAACGAGACTCTTCTGGTATGTCTTCTGCATATATTTTATATAATTCTTTGCCTACTTTTAGGTCTTTTTTCTTTTTTTTGTCGTATTTCATATTGCTTTAATTTAATTTAATTTAACGTATAGCGTATCTACCAAAGTTAGGTCTACTTAGTTTAGTGAATATACTATAGCGAACCGCATCGGCGGTGTGGTCGTTTTGTGGGACTGGTTTATTAAGTAGTACGCCGTTTTTGTCTTCTACCCACTTATAGTTTCTAAACTCTTTTAGTGTGTTTGTGCTGTCGCTTGTTATGTGTAGCTTATGTCTCTTAAGTATGTCGATTCCAGCCAAAATACTGTCTTTGCCTTTAAGGCTGGGTTTTATATTCCAGCGACCCATTCTGCGTATATAGTCGATACTCTTCGGCTCTGCACTGTCGGCAAAAATTTCGTCTCTAGGGTCAAAGCCTATGTCCAGGAGTTTATTGTGTATGTCTTCGTTTGTCATAGCATACTCGTAAAACAGCTCTTTAATGTACAGATTGTCGCCAGACTTGTAAGTAATTACACAGCAGCTCGGATCGTTAACATAGCCAAAATCTAGACCAGCAGCTACTAGCTTTGCGTCTAGTGGTATTTCTGTAACTTCTGTGAAATTAAATATAGTTGCTCTGTTTCTACCTACTTGACCTAGACCATATATACGCCAGTAGTCTTCGTCTGTTTCTCTAAGGCGTTCTATTTCTGCTACTAGCTCTGACTCTAAAAACGGATTGTTTCTATAGGTAGTAATGTGAAAGTCTGCGTCTTTTCTAGTCTTTACTTTGCTGTATATCCAGCTATACTCGTCACTAGGGTTGTAGTCTAAAATTATTGTAGGGCTTGTGTCGCTAGCTGTACGAAATAAAATCTGGTTATATTGCTCGTAGCTAAACTCGTTTGCCTCGTTAAGAAACGCCAGGTCTCGCTTTCTACCTTTAAGTCTGCTAGGCTGGTCTACAGAAATAAACTCAAATAGGTTACCGTTTAGCTTGTACTCGCTATTACTTTTATTGTGATCTGCATCTACGTATAAATCGTATTTGTTTAGAATGTCGAAAAAGTCACGCATAACCGTAGCCCTTAAAGCTGGGTAGGTCACTCGAAAAATAGAAACGGTTTTGCCAGTATTGTTTTCTGCGTAGTCAAATATAAGCCATAGAAGTATGTTATATGTTTTGCCAGAGCGTGTACCACCTTGCTCTATAACTATTTTCTTGTCGGTCTTTTTTAAGTGAGACCAAACTACGTTTGTATCTATGTGCACTACTCAATAACTTTAACCGTGAATTTTTTTGTCTCTGGCATAGCAATTTCTTGCTTGTCGTAGTAGCCTCTATGTTTGGCTTTGCTCTTTAGATAAAAAATTATAGCAGCTATGTTATTGTTTTTAATTTGCTCATATAGTTTGCCCTCTACAAAGTCTATTGCACTTTCTTGTATGTCTTGTACAGCTTGTAAGTACTCTGGGTCTTCTTTAAGCCATTTGTAGTGTACGGATCGAGAAACCTTTGCACTAGTGCAGCTATGTAATACTATGCCTAAGTTGTACTCTAAAGCTTCTAGCATTTTCTGTTTCTGGTCTGTATTGTCGTATGGCATATCTATATAACGTAAAAAAACTGTTTTTGCTACTCTATAATTTCTTGCATAATAAAGCGAAACTTAGAAAGCTGCTTTTTAGTCTTTAGTTTATCTACTAGCTCGTAAGCGTTTTGGTATTGTGCCTTGCTTAATTCTGTGCCTATAATAGTAGCGAAGTGTCGTCTATATTCTGGCTTACGTCTGCAAACGTCTTGCCATAGCTTAGAGCTGTGTATTATAGTAGCGTGGTGTCTATAGAGCCCTTGCTTTCTGTAATGATCTACAATTTTAGATAGTGTAGACTTGCACTTTTCACGCATTATATAGTCAAACAAACAGCGAGCGTCTACTATTTCTTGTGTCTTACGTTTCTGGTATATATTAATACCAGTCAAATTAATTACTAGGTCTCCTATTCTCTTGTGGGTTGTCATTATATAGTTTTTCAATTAGTATGTATAGTTTCGCTACAGTACGCTCTAGTCGTTCTATTCTCTGTAGCATAGTATATTTTTTAGGTTTCATTGTGTATTGTTTTTTACCCTTTCGTCAAATTTCTTGCAAGTCTCGCACTGTTCACTACATTTAGCGTAGCAAAACGAGTTGTCTAAACAAGTCCAGCTATTCGCCCTTTTGTCCGTCTTCATAACCTTTTAAATAGCTAATAATCGAAAAAACTACGGCTACAGCTAGACAAACCAGTAAACCCTCTAAGTCCATAAAGTAGATCATATTGTGCCAGTAATTGTGTAGTCGTTAAGGTCAAAGTCTTCTACAAAAAATGTCTTGTATAGTTTTATAGCTCGCTCGACTTCTTTTTTGCCATACTCGTAAAAGTCTTTGCTTACATTCCATACACCTACGTCTAGTGTGTTTTTAGATATACACAGAAACGTAAAGTCTTTGTAGTCACAGTCAAAGATTTGACAGTACAGATATACTTGTAAATAATAACGAAAACGGTATGCACTCTTGTCAAAGTTTTGCACGTCTACAGTAGTTTTTAAGTCTACTATGCCACCTTTGTTTTTAAGTATGTCTGCTTTGCCTCTAAACGGCATACCAAAGATGTCCTCGTGTATGCCAGCTACTTCTGTCTGCGAGTCGCTTAATAGGCTTATAGCTTGTGGGTTTTTTAGTAGTGCGTCAACAAGTCGCTCGGTTTCGTCTTTTTCTGTCTGCGTAAATACTTGTCCGTACTCTTCTACTGCTAGTTTGTACGCCTTAGTGTTTTTACTTTTGACTGGTATAAACTTTAGCTTGTCGTATTTTTCTGGCTCTAAGACTGCAGTATGTAAAAGCCAGCCAGAGCGTAACGCTTGCGTTTGTTGATTGCCGTACTTATTAATGTAGTAGTACGACTTTGGGCTGTCTAGTAATAATTTTAAACTAGAGCTGCTTAAAGCTAGTTTGTTGAGCTCGCCATAGTAGAAATTATCGTCTACCATTTTATCTAGTAGTTTTTCTTTGTCCCAGTGGTTACCGTCTAGTAATTTAACTGTCTTCATATTTCTGGTATATTGAATGTTTTTTTGAAAATTTAGTTAAGTCTCTTGCTTTCTTTATAGCCTCTTCTTCGTTGTCTGCAATTACGTCTATGTCCTTAATATCATACATATC